GATGGAGGCACCTGCCCCCGTCGATTTGAAAAGTTTATCAATCCAGGAGCGCGTTGCCGCGATCCACAACCAATTTTCTAAATAATGGCTAACGCTAGTATCGCCGTCGGAACCTACGCGGGTGAAGCGGCACGACCTTATGTTGCAGCGGCAGTTCTCTCCGCTGACTCAATTGCGAACGGTTACATTTCCGTTCTTGAAAACGTACACTCGAAAGCGGTTCTCCGCAAGTTCTCGGGCGTATCAATGCTCGCAGACACCGATTGCGGTTTTGCAACCGGAAGCGGCCCGTTGACTTTGGGCGAAGCAGTCCTCGAAGCAACCGCTCTCAAGATTAACGAGCAGGTTTGTAACGAAGATTTGCGCTTGACTTGGGAATCTGCTCAAATGCGCGGCCAATCTTCTCCAGCTCCTGCGGACTTCTCTTCTTACGTCGCGCAGTATGTAGCAGCGAAGGTTGCCGAAGGCGTAGAGTTGAATATGTGGCAGGGTAACTTTGAAATCGACGGATCTACTGCCAACGCGAACACTTCGTTCGACGGTATTATGGCAAAGATTCAAGACGCAAGCGGAACTTACAAGAGCGACGCTGCCGGAGCTTTCACAGGTGACGATGACGGTACTACTGGTGTATTGACTCACTTGAACACGCTTTGCACTACTTTACCTGCAGCTATTCAAGGCGACCCCAACACCAAGCTCATTATGGGCCGTGCAACTGCTAACCTTTACTACAAAGCGTTGGCAGCTACTTACAACCAACCTTTCTTGAACGATGGTTTGGTTGCTCGATACGCTGGTTACGATATCATCACTCCCGCCGGGATGCCGGAGGATTGCTTGTTGTTGACGAAGTTAGATAACATCTACTTCGGAACGAACCTGTTGACTGACCACATCCAAGCCTCTGTTTTGGATTTGACAGGTGTAACTGGTGACGACGTTACGCGCGTAATTATGAAGTTCAACGGCGGAACGCAGGTTGTCGATCACGACAGCTACGCAGCGGTTGTTCGCACATCCTAATTGAATCGGGGAGGGGCTTTAAATCCCTCCCCACAATTCCTCTAACTAATGGCTTGTAGCATTACAATTTCAGGGCGTTCCTTCCCCTGTAAAGACAAAATCGGAGGAATTAAGCGTGTATACATCGCACCGTTCGACGCAAGCGAATGGGGTTCAATTACTTCTGGCGTAATTGCCGGAGCGGGTGCAGATGGAGACGGCGCTACCGTTGTCGATTTCTACGCTTTCGAATTGACGAAGAACAGCGGTTCATTCCAACAGACGGTTACGGCCTCCGTTGAGAACGGTACGGTTTTCTTCTCTCAAGTTGTTGAATTGACTATGCCTAACTTGGGCGCTACGGATAATACGGAAATTTACGACTTGTTGAAGAGCCGTCTTTCTGTTATTGTAGTCGATAACAACGACAATTATATTTTGATGGGTCACACCACCGGAGCGGAAGCCACCGGGGGAACCATCGGAACGGGAACCGCGAAGGGAGACCTCAACGGTTACCAAATCCAATTGACAGCGGAGGAGGCGATCCCTGCACCGTTCGTTTCTTCAACGGACACATTGCTCGACTTCAACGCTGGAGACTGATTTCATTTTTGTTTGGTTCAAAGGTTACAGGACGGGGGAGGGCATTAGTCCTCCCTTTTCTTTTTCGATATGATTACACTCGCTCCAAATAGTTCCGACGAACAGTTTATTTACCTCACGCTTCAAGAAGCGAAGAAGGACTTCGATGCGTTTGACGATTACCTCGTTATATTTACCAACGTGGCAAGTCAAGACACGATCTCTATGATTGGTAACGTGGTAACCGATAATGCGCGGTACACGAAGTTGAGTGTATACACGAACCAACCGCTCGCCATTTCGGGGCGTATCCTGCTTACGGAAACGGGGCAGTATTCATACGCTGTATACGGGCAGAACTCAACCACCAACCTCGACCCTACTGATGCGGTCGTTGTTGGTTTAATTGAGCGCGGGACGCTTACGGTAACCGGAGAGACCGGGTACGACATTCCTTCTATATCCATTCCGGATAACGTTATCTATTACCAGTAATGGAAATTCTACAACTCAGCAAGTACGAAGAGCGTTCGTATCGTGAAACGCCCAACCGAGAAGGGTTCGTTAATTACGGCGACGATAACCTCTTCCCACAATACCTGGTAGATCTCTACCACTCTTCCGCCACTCACAACGCTTTGGTTACGAGTATCGCGATGATGATATTCGGCGAAGGTTTCGACGCTTCGGATTTGGAGGGTCGTTTGGCGTTTGATCAATGGAACTTAAACGACGAACTCCGCAAGGCTTGTTTGGATTTCAAGATTCAAGGCGGCTTCGCCCTTGAGGTGAATTGGAGCCTCGACCGTACTACCATCGCAAACGTATCTCACTTGCCCTTCGAAAACGTCCGTAGCGGCTTCGTAAACGACGATGAGAAGGTTGAGTCGTACTTCTACTCGAAGGACTGGAGCGATAAGCGAGAGCAACCCGTCGAGCTTTGCCCTTTTAACGTGAAGGAGAAGTTGGATCACCCCACGCAGATTATGTACGTGAAGCCGTTTTCTCCGGGTTCATACTACTACCCAAAGCCCGACTATATCGGTTCGATTAACTACATCGAACTCGATAAAGAGATTTCTATTTACCACATTAACAATATGCAGAACGGGATGTCGCCCTCGTTCTCTATTCACTTCAAGAACGGTATTCCACCGCAGGAGGAGCGCAACCGTATCCGGATGGACATCGAGCGGCAGTTGAGCGGAGCAGGCAACGCGGGGAAGTTTATCGTAACGTATTCCGACGATCCGGAACGCAAGCCCGATTTTGAGCCATTCCAATTATCCGACGCGGATAAGCAATATCAGTTTTTGAGCGAGGAGGTTACGGGCAAGATTATGATCGGCCACCGTGTTACGAACCCGATGCTCTTTGGCGTATCTGTACCGGGCAAGTTGGGCGGAGGTGCTGAATTAGAAGCCTCTGAAGCCATCTTTGAGAAAAACGTAATACGTCCGGCTCGAAAAGTAGTCGAAGAGGCCGTTAAAACGCTTCTAAACGCCGCAGGGCTTCAAAGCCGACTTGTACCCGTCGCCACCGAATTAGCCGCAGATTTCGAAGGCCCGAAAGTAGAGGCCGCCGAATGGCTAATTGAACAAGGCGAAGAGATGGGGGAAGGCTGGGAACTCATTGAAGAGGTGGAGGTCGATTACGACCTGGAAGAGAAGCGGGATGCGATGTGGGCTTTCGCTCGTGCCATCGTCCCCGAAGGCAGCCGCCCCACGGCAGGAGAAAGCGAACAAGATACCGAACTCATTAAGGTTCGATACGTCTACGCCGGGGATCCAAACCCGCAGCGGGAATTTTGCCGTAAGATGATGTCAGCCCGCAGGGTTTACCGGAAAGAGGATATAATCGCAGCGGGCGACCGTGCCGTGAACAAGGGCTTCGGGCCGAACGGAACCGATACTTATTCTATCTGGCTTTACAAAGGCGGGCCGAATTGCCGCCATTTTTGGAAGCGACATACGTACCTCCGCAAGAACAACAAGAAGATTTCCGTAAACCAAGCGAAGAAGTTGATTCGAGAGGCCGGAGTTGGCGCAAAGCGTCTCGAGGAAAACGATCGCAGAGTTGCAACACGTCCCACCGATATGCCGAATAACGGCTATTTAAACCCACGATAAATGGCACTAACAGCAGAAGTCCTTTTCGTAAATCCGGACTACATAAAGCGGATTACCAATATTAACGGAAGCATCGAGGACGCGTACCTCGTGCCGTCTATCATCCTCGCACAAGACAAGTATATCCAACTCTATTTAGGAACGGATCTACTGAACAAGCTCAAGAGCGATATTTCCGGCTCTTCTTTGTCGGGCGATTACGCTACGCTTATGGATTCTTACGTTCGTAAAGCCACCCTCTGGTGGACGATGGTTGAACTTATCCCTTCGCTGTACGTGAAGATGGATAACGGCTC